AGAATCGGTTCCAACCAAACAAAAAGAAGCCATTGGTTTATGCATGTCCGCTTATGATAAAGTTGGCATTATTAGAAATGTAATAGATCTTATGGGCGATTTTGGTAGTCAGGGAATTAATCTAGTCCACCCCAACAAAAGAATCGAAAAATTTTATCGCAAATGGTTTGAAAGAGTTCATGGCAAAGAAAGGTCGGAAAGATTCTTAAACACTCTTTATAGATGTGGCAATGTTATTGTAAAAAGAAGAACTGCCAAAATTAACAAAAAACTTGAGATAGAGCTTAGAGCTTCTGGTCAAGACATTGTGCCGGAACCTGTTCCGTTTGTTAAACGAGAGATTCCGTGGAAATATGATTTTCTAAACCCCCTGTCTGTTGACGTGATAGGGCGCGAACTGGCCATGTTTGTAGGCAAGCCTCAATATGTTCTAAAGATTTCCAATTTGATTAAGGGCTATTTAGCTGGAGGTCTAAGTGGTCAAACAAAGCACAAGGGGCTTGTTAATCAATTGCCCTCCGACATTTTAGAAGCCGTAAAGAACGGTCAAACTGTCATTCCGCTTGATCCCGACAAGATATCTGTATATCACTACAAAAAAGATGACTGGTTGGTTTGGGCTAGCCCTCTGATATACGCCATCTTAGACGACATAATCATGTTAGAGAAGATGAAGCTTGCAGATATTTCTGCTCTTGACGGGGCCATCTCTAATATACGTCTGTGGAGCGTGGGTGATTTAGAGCATAAGATTCTTCCCACTAAAGCCGCCATTAACAAATTGCGTAATATTTTGGCTAGCAATGTCGGTGGAGGTACAATGGATCTAGTCTGGGGTCCAGAGCTTAAGTTTACAGAATCCAATAGTCAAGTGTATAGGTTCTTAGGGTCTGAAAAATATGAACCAGTCCTCACCAATATATATGCCGGTCTGGGGATTCCCCCTACCCTTACGGGGATGGCTAGTAGTGGTGGAGGGTTTACCAATAATTTCATCTCTTTGAAGACTCTAGTAGAAAGACTGGAATACGGCAGGGGAGTTTTGTCTGATTTCTGGAATCAGGAAATTGAAATTGTGCAAAAAGCCATGGGGTTTAGGTTGCCCGCTAGGGTTCATTTTGATCAGATGACTTTGTCTGATGAAGCATCAGAAAAGAATCTGTTAATTCAACTGGCCGATAGAGATATTATTAGTTACGAGACTCTTCAAGAGAGATTCGGTGAGATTCCTGAGATTGAAAAAATTAGGATGAAACGAGAAGCAAGGGAAAGAAAAATGGAGGCTGTTCCACAAAAGGCTGGGCCATATCATAATCCGCAACACCGCAATGATTTGGAAAAAATCGCTTTGCAGAAGGATCTTGTTGGAGCGGAAGATCTTGGACTTGTTCCGTGTGATGAAACTGGAAATCATCCATTCACTTCTCCAGATGATAGACGCAATGATGAACAGATTGAAGAAAAGAAGGAGGAAACAAAAGACAAACAGGACAACAGGGATCAGGAAAAATTTGAAAAGCAGCAAGAGAACAAGGAACAAAACCCTGATCCCAATCAAGAAAAATTCGATCCGAAAGGGCGTCCCGAAGATGGCCGACCTAAGAACTCTAAAGATAAAGAAAAGCGTAAGCAAAAAAAGGTTGAGCCGCGAGTAGCTGCTGATTCCGAGCACATGAATCTCATGCTATGGGCTACACGGGCGCAAAACCAAATTGCAGAAATTGTCCATCCTCCACTTCTAGCTCACTACGACAAGAAAAACTTGAGAGGTTTAACAAAGGCAGAAATGGAAGAGCTGGAGTATGTTAAGCTTAGCCTGTTGTGCAATATACAACCTCATACTACTGTCGATGCCGAGTCTATAAATAACATCCTTAAACACAATCTTGAAGTTGATGCGTCTGTATTAATGGCCTTAAAACAATTCAACAATGATTTTATTGCCACAAACGACAGATCTCCTACTATTGATGAGACAAGATATATGCACATCTCTGCATACGCTCTTTACTGTCGTAGCTAGTTTTTGGATTTATTTAGATTTCTGGTGTATAGTTTATTGAGGTGAATTATATGAGCGTGCCTATTTACAAAAATGAAATTAGAGATGGCCTTGAAGAGGTTCTTCGGGCCAGCTCTAGTATTGCGTATGCTTCCCCCTTAAGGAATCACATTCCTACTAAGGGAGAGAAAGAAAAAGCCAAATTGATTGCGTTAGAATCCGCTACGGAAGAATCCGCTGCGGAGAACAAAGATCAGTTTGATTTGTATTATTTGAATTCTGTTCTGGTTTCAACAGGGTGGAATAAAAATGATGACATTTTTGATGTAGAAGAAACATGGTCCGCTAGAAACACACCTGAAGATAAACAGTTCAATTTTATGCATGATGAAACAGATATCATCGGACATATAACTGGAAATTTCGTTGTTGATGCCGCTGGTCAAAAAATCCACGAGATTGTTGGTGTAAAAAATCTCCCAGAGCAATTTGACATCATTACTAGCGCCGTTCTTTATAATAGTTGGTCGGACCCCGAGTTAACGGAAAGAATGGCTAAGATTATTTCTGAAATTGAAGAAGACAAATGGTTTGTTAGTATGGAGTGTTTATTTGCCGGGTTTGATTACGGCGTAATTACCCCGGACGGAAAACACAAAACTATAGCAAGAAGCGAGGAGTCTTCATTTTTAACAAAATATCTTAGATCATATGGAGGCACAGGAGAGTATGAGGGACATCAACTTGGGCGTTTACTGAGAAGTATAGCGTTTTCTGGCAAGGGTCTGGTTAGTAATCCAGCCAATCCTAAAAGTGTCATTATTAATGATACGAGTTTGTTTAAGAAAAATAATGAGATATATTCGATAACTAGGTCAAATATAAGGGAGAACTTCAACATGGCTAATGAAGACATCCAACTGCTACAAAAACAGAATGATGAACTTAAGGCTGCTTTAGATCAAGCTAAGAGTGATGAAGAAGCTTTAAGATCTGAAATTTCTAGAAAAAAGGACGAAGAGGTACGAGCCAAGGTTGATGCTTTTGAAGCATCTATTCTTAAAAGAGATGAAGCTATTGTTAAGCTACAAGAAGGTGCAACAGCTTTTGAAGTAAGGATTCAAGAGATTGAAGAACTACTAGCCAAGAAGGATGAAGAGCTTACTGAAGCTACTTCAAAGATCGAAGCTCATGAGACTGCAATTAAACTAGAAGCTCGTAAGACAGCCCTAGTCGAGGCCGGTTTCGATGAAGTCGATATTGAAAAGGCTTTGGAAACATTCGCTGACGTTTCAGATGAAATGTTTGATGAGATTGTTAATCTTACTGCGAAGAAAGATAATCCTTTCGATAAGAAGAAGAAAGACGAAGAAGAAGAAGCCGCTAAGAAAGATAATCCTTTCGATAAGAAGAAGGATGAGGAAGAAGATATGAAGAAGAAGGCTGAAGTCGAAGCTTCTGAAGAGACTGATGACAGTGTTGACGAAGCAGAAGCCGATCTAGACATTGAAGCCCTTGATAATGCAGAAGAAGATGCTGACGCTGCTTTGGTCGATGGTGGAAATGACGATGTTGATACCGCACGAGCAAGTGCAAGTTCATGGCTTGAAAAGCATGTTCTTCATACCACGGCTAGTATCGATAAGTAACAATTAAACAATCTTATTGTCCATAAAATAGGAGAAACAGATATGGCTTTAAAAGCTGACAGACACGAACTTGATGTAGACGTTAGTTTCTTTATGAATGAAACTGCTGAAAGAGGTATTATTGTTTGTGTCAGTACCGCAGGTTCTGGTGCTGCAATGGATCAAGCGCAAGCGTTGGTATCGATTCAAGGGGCTACTGGCTCCGTGATCCCGGTAGGTGTCTTGCTCAACGATGTAGTTGATCTTGACCTCACCCGTCAACACATCAACTTCCATAAAGATGAAGTTCAAAAGGGTGGCAAAGTATCTATCCTTAAGAAGGGTTATGTTGTAACTAATATGATTGAATCGACATCCGTCGTAACGGCAGGTGCTCTTGCTTTCATGGACGACGCAGATACTGGCAAGTTTGCTGTAGCAGCCTCTATAGATGATACTGAGTATACTGCTGTTGGTCGTTTTATGTCCTTGAAGGACGAAGACGGTTACGCAAAAGTAGAAGTTAATCTGCCAATGCCGATTCAGCACACTGTTGCTGGCGCGTTGCTTAAGTAATTAACCCTTATAAATAAAAAAAGGTAACCCTGATGAAAAAGGAGACTATAGAATGAGTAGAATGACTAGACCAGACGGAGCGTTTATCGAGCTTATCAAGCGATCTGGTAGTGTTGATAAGAACGAAGCGCTTCATGCGCAGCATGAATTAGCCACCGCTCTTGAACTGCCTTTACGCAAGGGAGTTTTAGTTGGTGACATTCTTGATAACATTTTCCAGCGATTGCCGATGGAGCCGGGTGTCAGCGTGGAATTTCCACTCGACCTGCTCTCACCGGGTCAGGAAAATGAGCATGTTGCTTACACGAACCCCGGCCATGGCCGTATTCCAGAACGCGCTGTGGAAGGCGACTATGTCATGGTTCCCACGTACACGGTTGCGAGTTCAATCGATTATCTCTTGCGTTATGCAAGAGAAGCACGTTGGGATGTAGTGGGTCGTGCTATGCAGGTTCTAGAAGCTGGATTCGTTAAGAAGATTAACGATGATGGCTGGCACACCCTGCTAGCTGCTGGCGTAGACCGCAATATTTTGGTTTACGACGCTGATGCTTCTGCTGGGCAGTTTACTAAGCGTGTTGTATCTCTTCTAAAGAGTGTCATGCGCCGTAACGCTGGCGGAAATGTTGGATCTCTTAATCGCGGAAGACTAACTGACTTATGGCTGAGTCCCGAAGCTCTTGAAGATATCAGGAACTGGGGTCTTGATCAGGTTGATGAAGTTACTCGCCGCGAGATTTATATGGCCGGTGACGATGGCGCCTCTCTCACTCGCGTGTTTGGTGTAAACCTTCACGATATCGATGAGCTTGGTGAAGGTCAAGAGTATCAGACCTTCTATGTCGATCAGCTTTCCGGTACGCTTCAGGCTAGTGATAATGAGCTACTTGTTGGTTTGGATCTTTCATCCAACGATAGCTTCATTATGCCGATGAAGCAAGAAGTTCAGATCTTTGAAGATGAAGCACTTCATCGCCATCAAAGAGCGGGCTTCTACGGCTGGGCTGAATTGGGATTTGCTGTGCTGGACAACAGGAGAATTCTCCTAGGCTCCTTCTAATCCCAAGCAAATTTGTTTACAAGAAAGCCGTCCTCATGAAAAGTGAGGGCGGTTTTTTTGTATTTGGT